TATTTGTATCTAGAAAATAATGGTGGCGATAAAACGTCTATTTACGGTACTAAAGTCAGAAAGCGTAAGTTTAATACTAGCTACGATAGATCACGGTTTGTAAGAGAGTCAAATGTTAAGAGGGTATTTGAAAATATGCCTCCTGCTCAGCAATTTTTACTTGATTTGTATTGGGAGCAAAACGAAGAAAGGGAATTTAGTACTCACCCTTTAAAAACATGCTTACTTGATATTGAGACTTACTCTCCGGACTCTTTTCCTGATCCTGAAAATCCTACTCATGTAGTAAATGTTATTACTTGCTATGATAACTTTAGTAAGAAGTTTCATACGTTTGGAATTAAACCTTATACTGGTAAAGGTGAAGATAATCTAAATTACGTTCATTGTCAAGATGAGCGAGAAATGTTTATAAGATTTATTGAATATTTGGAAAGTGATTACCCTGATATTTTGAGTGGATGGAACTCTGAGTTTTTTGATATACCTTATATCATAAATAGAATTGAACATATACTCGGTCAAGAATATGTTAATCGGTTATCTCCATTAGGTAGAGTACATTTTAGAGCTATCAAAGGTAAATTCGGTAAAGAACAAAAACGTTACTATATTGATGGTATCGCTTGTTTAGATTATCTTGATGTGTATAAGCGTTTTTGTTTGAAGCTTAGAGAGTCTTATAAACTAGATGCTATTGGTGAAGTTGAGTTAGGTCAGCGAAAGATAGATTACGGTGATACTAACCTTGCAACTTTATCTGATGAAGATTGGAATACGTTTATTGACTATAATATTCAAGACGTTAACTTACTAGTAAGACTAGAAGAAAAATTACAATATGTTCCTTTATTGCGTAAGCTATCTTATGTAGGTTTAACTACGTTAGAAGGTGCAATGGGAACTATCGGGGTTATTAATGGTGCGTTATGTATTAAAGCTAGAAAACGAGGTGAAGTTATTGCGACGTTTTTACGAAATGCTGATACTGGTAAGAATCCTGGTGCTTATGTAGCCGAACCTAAGAATGGTTTTAAGAATCATATAGTATCATTTGATGCTAACTCACTATATCCTAATGTGATGATATCGCTTAATACTTCACCGGAAACAAAAGTAGGTAAAGTAGAAAAGACTACTGATAAAAAAGTAGTTATACAGCATGTTAGTGGAAAATTATTTGAGTTAGATCGACCGGCATTTGCAAAGTTCCTTAAAGATGAAGAATGTGCTCTTTCAAAAGCTGGGTTCCTTTTTACTCAAAAGAAGAAAGGAATAATTCCGGAGTTTCTAGAGTATTATTACAATCAACGAGTAAAGATTAAAAAGGACCTTTTTAAAGCTAAGACTAAACTCAAGAAACTTAACAAAAATACCCCTGAATATATTGAAGCTAAATACGAAGTGGAAAGACTTAATACTTCGCAGATGGTTATAAAGATTCTTATTAACTCGTGTTATGGATATATGGGTAATAAGAATGCTCCTATTGGTGACGACGATATTGCATCTTCAGTCACGCTAACCGGACAAGCAGTTATTAAATATTCAAATGAGCTTATTAAGGAATTTATCAAAAAAGAAATCCCTGATATCTCTGATAGAGAGCTTGAAGGTTGTATTGTATATAACGATACGGATTCTTCCTATGTTTCTATTACACCTCTTGTTAATAAGGGCTTAAATTTTTTAGATGGAAATGACGTACATCAAGATACACACGACAAGATTCAAGAGATTGAAGACTACTTAAACGATGGCGTTCATCAATGGGCAAAGAAATCTCTACTATCTAAAGATAGTCGATTTGTATTCAAGCGAGAGTGTATTGCTGATGTAGGTGTTTTCTTGCAGAAGAAAAGATATGTAATGCATATTCTCGATGATGAAGGTATTAAGGAAAATAAATTTAAGTATACAGGTGTTGAGGTAGTTCGAACTACTATGCCTAATGCAATTAAGCCTTATGCTAAAAAGATAATTGAAACTATGTTAAGTACGCAGTCATTATCTGAAACTAATAAAATACTTAACGAAACTTATGATATCTTTAAAGAGCTTAAACCGGAAGAGTTGGCTTTTGTAATGGGTGTTAAAGGATATGAAAAATACGCGGTATCGTGTAATGAGTTTACTACTGTAAAGAGTATGCCTATTCATGTTAAGTCGGCATACTTCTATAATTTGCTTCTAGAAAAACTTCAAACTGGAAACAAGTATGAGTCTCTTGGTTCGGGTGATAAAGTAAGATATATGTACTTGGAAAAACCTAATAAATACGGCTTAGAGAGTATTGGCTTTAAGTACGACTACCCTAATGAGTTTAATGATGTCTTTAAGATTGACTATGATAAGATGTTCGAAAAAATCCTCTTTCAAGGTATTGAGAGATTTTATGACTGCGTAGGATGGAAGATTCGTAAACCTGCGGAAAATGTTCAAGTAGAATTATTTGATCTTTTTAGTTAAACAGTTGCAATTTATAACTTTTATATAAAATATATATATGGCAGACAAACAAATTAAAACCATCGTTGATCATATTGGTAGAACTGTAGTTGGTAAGGTTGAAAAGGATACTAAAGATAGTATTACTCTTTTTAACCCTGTGATTATTCACGTTCAACCCGATCAAGCAACCGGGCAACTCCAAGTGCAATCTTTCCCTTATATCTTTATGGAATTTCTTAAAGACAAAGAAAAGAATAATTGGACGTTTGCAAAATCCTCGATTAGTGTTTCTGATGTAGAGCTAGATGAGCGCATTATTGCACAATACGAGAACATTAATAACCCACAACCTCCAATTCAGCAGCCGCAGCAAGGTACAGGTCAAGAGCCAGAAGTAATCAAGCTTTTTGATGACGACGAAGAGGTAGCACCATCAACTACAGCACCACCAGAGTCTTGTGCACCTGTTGATGCTTGCGGTAGTAGTTCTTGCTGCTAAAAACCGGCTTGTGTTATAAATAATTTTACTATGAAACTAACTAAATACACACACAACCCAATCGCAGAAATCGAAAGAGCCTTTGATGGTTTTTTCAATCTGACACCAGTCTTCCACCAGCTGGAAGAAGTATATAAAACAGGAGATCAAGTTCGATTTTCATCGGATGAAGATACACTTAGTGTACAAATTGATCTACCTGGAGTCACGAAAGATGATCTAGATCTTTCTACAGACACAGACCAACGTGAAGTCTATATTAAAGCAAAACGCAAAGTAAAGGCTCACGATGGAGAGAAAGAACAAACCTATAATAGGTCGTTCTCAGTAGGAAGAGAGTTTGATCTAAATAAGATTAAATTTTCTTATATTGACGGAGTCCTCGAAGTAGATGTACCTCGCAGGAAGAAAGAAGAATATATTAAAACATATAAAGTTTAGAGCTGCAATTATTTGTAAATGGGCCTAGCTAGCCCAACCCGGGTGTGCCTGAATAAACATTTTAAGCAAGAGTGTTAAAGGGACTGCTGACTTACATGGAGGGTCGACTGACTATTAAGTGTATAATGCGGGGCACAAGTAGGTTTAAAAGATGAAACTGCATCTTGCCTAGCTGAAAGTTGGAGGTAACCAGAAAATCCTCTCACCCACCTTTTTAAAAGCCCCGAAAGGGGCTTTTTTTATTGAACTTAAAGATTTATATCTTATAATCTTATATATGGATAAAGATGTTGCTAGCGCTTTAGACGCTATTGATAAAGTTAACCCTTTCGCTACTTACCTTGATAACAATACTTTAAGTCATGTAGGTGAGTGGATTGATACAGGGTCTTATGTACTGAATGCTATTATTTCTGGGTCAATTAATGGTGGTATTCCTAAAGGTAGAGTAACTATGCTTGCTGGTGAATCAATGACAGGTAAGTCGTTGTTTGTTCAAAAGATTTTAGCTAAAGCTCAAGAAGAAGGACTTATTCCTGTTATATTTGATACTGAAAATGCTATTGATCCTGAAGGTGCTGAAAGACTTGGTCTTGATATTAGTAAAGTAAAATACGTACCTTGTACTAGTATTGAACAAGCTAGAAACTCTTTGTATAAATTTCTCACTTCTGTAAAGGAGAAGGGTCTTGAAGGTAAATTTATTGTAGCTATTGACTCTCTCGCTAACTTACAGTCCGAATTAGAACTAACGCGTATGAGCAAGGATAGTACTTCATCAGATATGGGTACTAAAGCACGTGCTATGAAAACGTTAATGCAGACTTGTACTAATTTAGGTTCAGTTACTCAAACTACTATCTTGTGCACTAATCATGTTTATGATGATCCCGCAGCTCTCTTTCCTTCTATTGAAAAGAATATGCCTGGTGGTAAGTCTTGTATCTACCTACCTTCAGTTACCGTGCAACTAGCTCGTAAGCCTATGAAAGATGATGGCGGCAAGACGGTAGATGGTGAACTTGCAGTAGGTCAGAAAAAATACTCTGGTATTATAATTAGAGCATTAACTCGTAAAAATAGATTTATTAAGCAATACTTAGAAGGTGAAATGTATCTTTCTTTCTCTTCTGGTTTGGATAGATACTATGGATTAGTTGACTTAGCCGTTGGTGTTGGTGCAGTAATTCAAACTGGAGCTACTTATCAGCTTGAAGATGGTACTAAGTTAGGTTATTATAAGAATTGGAGAAAAGACGTTAAGCTTTGGGAAGAAACTATTTTACCTAAAGTAGAAGAACGTATAAGCCAGGAATGGACATATAGTAATAAAGAAGAAGAACCACCTGAAGAAGTTGGTGGATTAGAAGATTTAATAAATGAAGAAAAAATTAGTACTAACTCTTAGTGGCGGAATGGACTCATCTGTGCTGTTGTATATGGCACAAGATAGAGGCTATGAAGAAATACATACGGTAACCTTTGACTATGGTCAAAGACATAAACGTGAACTTGCTTGCGTTGATAAGCAAATTAAAAACTTTAATGAACAGTTTAGTGGCTGGTTTAATTTAAAGGTAACGAATAAAGTTTTAGATGTTAAGTATATTAAAGATATTGCTCCAACGTCATCTTTAACTAATACCGATATCGATAATCCTAACATTAGTGATATGGCTGGTGATGCACAACCTGTATCTTATGTACCGTTTAGGAATTTAATGTTTTTATCTATTTGTTCTTCTTACGCTGAAGGTGTTGGAGCTGATACAGTTTGGTATGGTGCTGCGCAAGTAGACTCTCTAGCTGGTTACTGGGATGGTAGTGAAGAGTTTGTAGATGTTGTTAATAAAGTTACAGAACTAAACAGAGAAAATAGAATTGAAATTGAAGCTCCTTTATTAGATATGTCTAAAGCAGATATCATCAAAGAAGGTATTAGACTTGGAGTTAAATTTAAAGATACTTGGACTTGTTATTCTGATGGTAAGGTAGAAAAGAACGGTAAAGGATATCATTTGATTGCAGACGCAACTACGCCATCAAGTAGTATGAGAGTAAAGGGGTTTGTTGACGCTGGTTATAAAGATCCTATTACTTATATTCAACAAGAAAAGTTGAATAAGCTATACGAAGAAAATAATTGTAGAGAATGCGCTTAAAGACCGTAGCGTCTAAGCTCTTCTAACTGCCAAGATGTCTTTGGCTTATATTTTTCTTTAAAGGACTGATTCTTAGTTTCAGTCTTTTTATTACGCTTATCAGAAGCAGCTTGCTCAGTAAGATATACTGATGTATTTGTTTTATGTGACTCGAGCATCGGTTGCATCTTTATAGCCTCTTCTTCATCTTCACTACCAAGCTTTTTCATTGCATGCTTCTTTTTATCATCATCAACAAGAGCATCTAATACGTCTTCATAATCAGTTGAAGGAATATAATCTTCTGGTTGCTCTTTAGTTAAGAAGTGATCAAGCTCGTTATCTTCTTCATCTTCTCTCATCATAATATCGTAGTACTCTCTTAACCAATGCTCTGCTACTTTCTTATAATAAGACTTATAAGCAGACTTACCATGCTTATCTAACACATCATATACTTTTCTTCCATCATCATCAGTATACATTGATATGTAAGGCTTTTGCGTTATTCCATCTTCTTCACCTTCATAATTACCTCTCATTTTAGCTAAAATTGCACCAGCTACTCTATCTCCAGCTTTTTTAGAGCCATATTTTTTAGCAGCTTTATCTGATATTTTCTCGAAATTCTTTCCAGGTTTACCGATATCTTTTCCTGCCCTAGCCTTCTTAGCACTAAGATCTTCTGCATCTTCAACTTCTGTAATTCCACCACCTTCTTCACCCATAGCGTAACTACCTGGAACACCACCTGGCTCATCTAGACCATATCCCATTTCCTCATCATCCATACGCTCGTAATCTTCATCAGGCGCCATCACAACAACTACACTATCACTAATCCTATCAACGTCTCTCTTTAACGCTGCTTCAATTTTATCAATACCGTGTGCTGTAACAGCATTAGCTAATGGAGTATCCGGGTCAACTGAAAACTGAACAGTATCACCACTGATATCTAACCCATCCTCATTAGCATATTTTGAAACAATGTTACCAACATCTTCAACACGTTCAGCATCTCTAATTTTAATCTCAATAAACGTGGTTGGATCTTCTTTTGACATTTGCAAACTGTCAGCTAATTCAGATTCTGCAGCATCTAGTTGACCAACAGCGTCGCTTAACTCTTCTTTAGCATCATCAGCGACATCTATAAAATCGATGCTCTTTAATTCTTCTTCAGTCTTTGCACCATATTCCGATCTAGTAAAATTCTTAACTGCATACGGAATTAATTCTTTTGTATTATCTTCAATATATTGTACCACTTCCAAACTACGTGGATTATCCCCTTCGAATAATTCATCATATAGTTTTGGTACCCCCTTTAATATATCTGTAATATGCGTAGAGGAAGTAGCCTTACGTCTTAAAGCCTTTGCAAGCTCTTCATCAATTATGTTCATTCGTTCTAAAGCACCAATTGTTATGAGATTTTTAACTCGTGAACTAGCACCTATCTTATCACCTTCGTCGGTTCTATAGGTTTTAAGCTTACCCGTTAAATCTGCACCTTTTACTAGTTGTTTCCAGTTTTTTTCTTCTAAAATTTCGGCGCGGTTGATTAAATCATTAAAGCCGCTAAAATTGTCGGTATAATCGAAGGAACTCATATAATATATTTATACATATGAAGCTAAATTATAAGGATTTTAACGAAATGACAGAAAAAGAGCTATGTAAAATACCGGGTGTTGGTAGAACTACAGCTAAACGTATCGTAGGCTTTAGACCTTTTAGAAAAAATGATGATCTCTTTAAAGTAAAAGGCTTAGGAAGAAAGACTTTAAAGAATTTAGGCATTGAAAAAACTAAAAAGAAGAAGAAAAAATGGTATACAATAGATGGTGTTGACTACCCAGATAATTGTCTTGCAAAAGATAAGCGTTATGGAACTATTGACTTCTTTTGGCGAATCGATAAAGATCATAGAGAAAGCATTAGTGAGCCTTCACCTTGGGTTCTTCGTAATCGTAGAATTAGCGAACGAATTAGAGCTGAAGGCCCTGATGGTCCAATGAGTAGGTATGTTGATAACTCATATATGTGGGAAGAAGGATTTAAGTTTGATTGGGAAGATTGATAATCGCGTAAACTAATATAATATAGTATATGTGCGCGATATTTGGTTCTTTTGACTCTTCTATGTTTGAAGTTTTGTATGAAGCAAACAAGCAAAGAGGTAATTTTGCAAGTAGTATAATTAGCTTATCAGAAGACGATCAATTTATTAAAAAGAAGCAAGGTGATATAGACTTTGATAAGTATACACATCAACCATTAAGTAGGTATTATCTCGGTCACGTACAGGCACCTACTTCATCTACTAGAAAATGGGGATATGATACCTCGCATCCTTTCGAATCTCTTTCTTGGTTAGTTTCTCATAATGGAGTTCTAACTAATCATAAAAAGCTTAAGAAACAATACTGTAAGTATCTTGAAAATAATGTAGATACTGCTGTTATAGTTAATCTATTGGAACACTTTACGCAAAAGGAACACGATAAAGGCAAAGTACTACCTAACCCTGTTAAAATTATTAAAAAGACATTAGAGCTTCTTGCAGGTACGTACGCTTTAAGTATTGTATTTTGTGATACTAGTGAAGTGTTCCTTGCTCGTTCAGGATCTATACTTCATTACAATAATAAAGGTGACTATTCTACTATAAACGGTAGTTCATTACAAGAGCTTCCGGAAGGAGTGATAGTACGTCTAAACGAAAAAACTAAACGATGGAATAAAGTCGGTACGTTTGAGCACGACTCTCCATTTTCTTTTATATGATTGATACTATGATATTTTCAGCCACTGCAGGTAAAGATACTAATACTTTACTTTGGCAGACTAGTGAAAACTCTTCTATTGTCTTTAAACAACACAACAAAGACTCATTACAGAAGATATATAACAAAGCTATAGATTTTGCTTTACAAGAACATGTACAAAATTTAGTATTAGTTCATGATGATGTTATTTTAGAAAATTTTTCTGAGGAAAGACTTAATAGACTGTTTAAAAAATTTGATGTTGTCGGTTGTGCAGGTACTACTGAAGTTAGTTTGAAAGCACCTGCATTATGGCACTTAATGGGTGGTGGTTTTAACTCTGGAAACTTACACGGAGCTGTAGCTCATGGAGATGAAAATAAAAAGCACATGACTTGTTTTGGTGAATATCCAAAACGTGTAGTTTTACTTGATGGTGTCTTTATGGCTATAAAGAGAGAGGTTTTTAAACAGATTAGATTTGATGAATCATGCCCTTCAAAGTGGCATTTTTATGATTTAGACTATTCTATGCAATGTCATAAAGCAGGATTTAAATTAGGAGTTGGTGACATATACATTACTCATAAATCTCCTGGTTTACAATCCTTTACTAGCGAATTTAATAAAGGTCAAGAGTGGTTCTTGAATAAGTGGAAAACAAAATAATATATTATATCATTTTATTGTGAGTAAACTGGACTTAGATTATTTCGAAAATGTCCTTATATATAAGTCTTTAACAGACAGTACATATTTGGCTTCTATAGCTGATTTTGTAAAGCCTGACTACTTTAAGAAAAAGTCTATTGCGAGTATTTTTTCTATTATTAGAGATTTTTCTGAAAAGCGTAACAAGCTTCCTACTACTACTGAAATTAAGTCTCATCTTGTAACAGATGAACAGAGAGAGTCGTTTAAGGAACTTGTAACATCGTTTAACGATATAGATAAGAACTTAGATAAGGATGAATTGTATGATAATACGGAACAGTTCCTTAAAGAGAAGGCTGTATATCATACTATGCTAAATGTAGCTGAAGATGTATCTAATGGTAAAGTAGATACATCAGTAGTATTAGATAAGTTTGAAAAATCGTGTAATATTAACCTGGTAACTGATCTTGGTTTAAACTTATATAATGATATTGACGTATTAATTGATGATATTAACTCCGTAGAAAGACATATCCCTAGTCAATGGGAATGGTTAGATGAAAGTCTTGGTGGAGGGTTCCTTGAAGCAGGTAAATCGTTGTATGTATTTGCTGGTGAGACTAATATTGGTAAGTCAATATTTCTCGGTAACATAGCTCATAATATTGCTAAGCAAGGTAAAAATGTATTGCTAGTTACCCTTGAGATGTCTGAGTTGCTTTATGCAAGACGTATTTGTACTAATGTAACTAAAATTCCTATGAAGGAATTAGCTAGTAATACACCTTCGATTAAGCAAGCTATAAAAGATGAAGCTGGAAAGATCTTTATTAAAGAGTTTCCTCCTTCGACTATTACTCCTAGTCAATTGAAAGGCTTTATAAAGAAGTTTCAAGAACAAGGAATCAAGTTAGATGCTATAGTTTTAGATTATCTTAACTTAATGCATTCAACGATGGGTAATAATTCGTATGAGAGAATTAAACATGTAACAGAGCAAGTTCGTGCAATGAGTTACTTGTTTGAATGTCCTATTATATCTGCTACTCAGTTAAATAGAGCCGGCTTTGATACTGATAACCCTGATCTTGCTACTATATCTGAATCGATTGGATTAGCTGCTACTTCTGATGTTATTGTTTCAATCTATCAAAATGAAGAAGATAGAGAATTAGGTATTATAAGGCTTGGAATGATGAAAAATCGGTATGGTCCTCGTGGTAATACGCAAGCTATGCGTATTAACTATAGTACTTTAACTATTGAAGAGGCAGATGATATTGATTTTGAAGATGATAGCATGGAGACTCTTAACGCGTTAGCTGGACTTGCACAATAAGGAACTCTTTGTAAATACAATTAGTGAATATCCAAGTATGGACAGATACCGATTTACATGGTGCAGGTTCTGCATTATTGTTAAAGTGGTTATATAAAGATGCTAAAGCTTTTAGTATTCAAGATGTAACTGAATCTACTTTAACAGGGCGATTTAAAGGAGCGTTACATACATTAGATCATTATGATAGAGTTTACGTAGCTGATTTAGACCTAACTCCAGAACAAGTAAGTCTTATTGATAGAGCAAATGTTGTAGTTATAGATAGTCACAAAAATCATGCTAAACATAAAGACTTATATAAAAAAGCTAAAGTAATAATTGACCCAGATGTATATTCTAGTACAACTCTTATTTACGATAAGTTTAAATCTCATCTCACTCATCTATCGAAAGAGCAAATTGAGCTTATAGAATGCATTCAATCATATGATTGGTATAATGCGGAAAATAAAGATAGTTTAAAACTAAATGCTATTTACTACAACCTCAATTCTCCTAAAACTGAAAATTTTATAAACGCTTTCGAGACAGGGTTAAGAGACTTTACTGTTCAGGAAAAAAACGCTATAAAGTTATACTTTAAAAAATTTAAAGAACAATTAACTAGTGAAACATTTTCCGGTAAAATTAAAAATTATAATGTAGTAGCAACTTTTGCAAATTACGCCATAAATGAATTAGCACATTATTTAATTAACAAGCATAAAGCAGATATAAGTATTATAGTAAACACACAAGCTAAGACAGTATCATTTAGAAGATCTAAATCTTGTGATGCTGATGTAAGTATACTAGCTCAAAAACTTTGTAATGGGGGAGGGCATGCAGCAGCGGCCGGCGGTAAGTTAACGGAGCAGTTTGCAACTTTAACTAAACAATTTACCCCATGTTAACAACTAACACACCAAAATCACCATCTTCATCTTTAATCAAAGACGAGACCGACCACTTACTAATGTGCTTTTGTACTTTTTGTTCTTTATTAAAAGGTAAAAAGCTATCTCTGCAAAATGTTTTTATTTTAGTCTTACAAGAAAAGAGGTTAAGAGCTATATTAAAGGAACTTTTAACCATTGAAACTAACTTTGATGTAGTTAAACTATTTATAGACTTTGAACCTTCGATTACTAAATCGAAATATATTACAAAGTTTCTAAATTCGAATTCTAATATTAAACTATGATCAATGAAAAAGAAAAATCAATATACAATAGTTTTTTATACGCATCTCGAAAAGCAAAAAATAAGCCAGTTCGGTTAAGACAAAATTTTGATAACTTAGAGAGTAAAGACGAAGTAGCTCTCAAGAAACTTAACTTACTTTTATCAAAATATACACATATAAACTATAGCGACTTCTTTATCGCTCCATATAAAGTTTACGGTTCGGATAATTATTTTGATTTGACGTTTTTTAACACGCGTAGAGCAATAAAATGTTATTCTATGTACTGTAAAGATAAACAAGTACAAGATCCTGACAGTGAAGAAAGTATTAATACTCTAAAAGAGTGTTTAAAGTTTATTTACAATTACTGTAATACGGAAAAAATAACTCTCGGAAAGTATAAGACATGTACTTCCGGTACTACACCTGAAGTATTTAAACATCTAAAAAATCATCATATTAATTTTTATACACTTCACGCTCTCGATATTGAGAGTGTTGTGAGGAGCGGAGATATGGAAGTATTTAACTGGCTTATACCTGATTTCGCAGACCTTTACTCTAAGACAAGAGTAAAATTTATAAGTTCCAAAACTCTAAAAGATAAAGCAAGAAAAGGTCTGAAAATAATAGAACAAAAGCTGTTGAAGTTTAGCACACCGGCATTATAATTATGGCATGAGTACTTTTACTAGTTCAATGTTTCAATCAATTAAAGACGCACTAGCTACTTCTGATAATAAGGGGTCAGCTACATTCAATGAGATTATGCCTACTAAAGTAGGTAATACTTATACTGTAAGGCTTTTGCCATTTGCAAAAGATCCGAGTAAGACATTCTTTCATTATTATAACCATGGATGGAATTCTTACGCTACTGGTCAATACGTTCAGACTTTGAGTCCGCAAACGTTTGGTGAACGTGATCCTATTGCTGAAGAGCGTTTTCGTGTTCTTCGTACCGGTAGTGAAGAAGAGAAAGAAAAAATGAGCGCTGTACGACGCTTAGAGAAGTGGTTGGTAAATGTTTATGTTATCGACGATCCTTCTAATCCGGATAATAACGGAAAAGTAAAAATTCTTCGTTATGGTAAGCAGCTTCAAAAAATTATTACTGAAGCTATTGAAGGAGAAGATGCTGAAGAGTTTGGAGCTCGTATCTTTGACTTAGGATCTGAAGGTGTTAACTTTAAGATTAAAGTAGAGCAGCAAGGTGACTTTCCTACTTATGTATCTTCTAGATTTACTTCTGCAGGTAAGGTAGAGCTGTCTGAAGATCAACAAAAAGATATTTACGATGGAGTATTTGATCTTACGGAAGTATTTACTCTTAAGTCTTATGACGATCTTAAAGAAATGTTTAATGAGCATTATTACTGTAAGACCGGAGATGATACTCCTGAAACTCCAGTAACGTCAGCTCCGGAGCCTGCCGCTGCTCCTGCTGAACCTGAGCCTGTAGTTGCAGGTAACGATTCGGTTGAAGAGGATATTGACGACCTTTTGAAAGATCTCTAAGATGCAAGAACCACCAATGACACCAGAGGCTAAAGCAGCCTTAATGCAATTTGTTGGCCAGACATATGGTCAGATGAATAAGCAAGATCAAATGATAGTAGGTCAGTCAGGTAATTTACAGCCTAAATCTGATCAACTACGACAAACGTTTGAATCAGTAGCAAAAATACCTACTGTACAAATGCCTCAACAAGGAGCTCCACCTCAACCAGAAGCTGCCCCGACGCCGGTCGCTCCGGTAACCCCGGAACAAGCTGCGCAAGAGTTGAGAGAGGTACAGCAAGCACCAGTACTACAAGAATTACCACCACAATCTAATGACAATCAATTAGATTTTGATTTTACCGAACCTTCGAAGATCGATAAGATGGTTGATCTATTGGAAAAGCAAAATTTGATTCTAAAAGAAATTAGTTTAAAATTAGATAATGGAAAGAAAGTTAAAATTAACAAACAAAGGTGAATTTCTAAAGTTTTTAGACGCTATTTCAAAGATAAATGATCAAGGCGTTATTTTAGATATTAAAGATAAGCAGATATCTGCTTTAGTTTCAAGCTTAGATAGTACGTTAATATTACATACTAACTTTGATATTGATTGCGATATAGAAACTGTTCTTAATATACCTGATGTTAAAAAACTTAAGCATGTCTTAGATACTATTGAAAAAGATGAAATCGAATTGATTATCAATAGTAATAATTTAGAGTATAAAGGTAAAGACGTTAAGTTTAAGTATCATCTCTATGAAGAAGGCTTTATTACTAGACCTAATATTAACTTAGATAAAATTAGTAAGTTTAAGTATGATGTTGAATTTGATTTAGATAAAGTAACCTTGCAACGTATATTTAAAGGTTGCGGATTTGCGCATGAAACTAATAAAATTTATTTTTATACTGAAGATGGTAATTTGATGGCAGAACTTACTGATCGATCTAGACATAATACTGATAACTTTACTCTATCTATTGGAGAGGTTAAGTTTGATTTAGAAGCTGTACCTCTTAATCTAGATAATTTAAGATTACTTACTAGCATTGATAATAAATTTGATGTTAAAGTAAATACTGAGTTTGGTGTGGTTGTATTTGATATTGAGAGTAATGGTATTAAATTAAAGTATATAATTTCAGCATTAACTCAATGATAGTGAATCAAAAAAAGAACAAGTTAAAAACTGCAGGGTACTTTATTAAAAGACTAAAGGATAATGATTTTGTTACCTTGCGAATATTCGATAAATACAGTGAAGCAGATCCACGCAAATGGACAGTGTTAGTAGACCCCGGAGGTGCTTCAGTATTTGTAACATGTTTCGAAAATACACCATTCAAAGGCGAATATCTATTTTCTCTATACGACGGTAATCAAAGTTTTAACTCTAATTTTAGTCTTAAAACAGATTCTATTGAAGTTGTAGTATCTAAGCTTCTTAATAACGGAGTAAGGCAAAAACATGAAAGTGATTTTTTAGATAAATAATAATATGGAAGAGGAAGAAGATCAGTTCGATAGCGATGACGAATTGCGTGAAATGGTCGAAAAGGCTTTAAGGGAAAATATTAAAGAAAGAAAATCTTTTAAAAATAGAAAAGACCTTGCGTATCGTTTATCAACTATCATTAGTGAATATCTAGATAGTTATATCCTACTAGGATTTGATTTTAATGGAAGGCATATTGATATAAAAGCAGCTAAAACACCACAACAAGTTGAAGCATTAAATTCATTCTTGTTAAAATATTTCGCGAGTGAAGCGCAATCAATAAAAGGAATAAATCCTCCTGATGAGTTATTGTAAAAGAGAATTATATGCTGTGCAGACAGGTGATTATGCCGGTCAGATGTTTGTAATAGTCGAACCATCAAAAGATTTTGTTGGATGTTTATCTTTACCAGTTATGGAAAATGTAAAAGTTCCTAGAGAGTCATTTGAAAATGGAAGGAACAGTGATATAATTAAATTTGTAGAGAAACTACCTAAAAAAATTTATTCTGTAGTTGAAGCACAATACAATAAAAATGAAAACTCTGATAGTAGACGGCAACAATTTAATACACCGAACATTTCATACAGCAAAACTTCAGTCGAAGAAGACGAAGACGCATTCGGATAGTCAAGTCCGTAACTTTCATATATACTTTACGCTTAATGCGGTGAGCTCCTACGTGAAGCAGTTTGTTCCAGATAACACTATATTTGTGTGGGATGAGAAGAAAGACTATAAACCTAATATTCGTAAAGAGGAGTTTGAAGGGTATAAAGGCAATAGATCTAAAGACCCTTCTCCACATGAAAATAACGAGGTAATAAAAGCTATTCTGTTATCAATGGGTATAAATTCTATATTTCCATCTCAATTAGAAGCCGATGATATAGTAGCATATATTTGTAGAGAAACTGAAGGAACTAAAGTTATTATATCCGTAGATAGAGACTTCTTGCAATTGATAAGTGAAGATTGTACTCTATATGATCCTATTAGAAAGACATATTTCGATTATGATAACTTTGAGAAAGAAACCGGGTTTAAGAATGTTGATGAATGGTATACGGCAAAATGTTTGACTGGTGATAAATCGGATAATGTACCTGGAATACCACGCTTTGGTCAAGCATCCGTAAAAAAATATTTAAATGACCCGGGATTTATTCTAGATGATAAACAACGAGAGATATTTAAACGAAATGCGAATATATTTTGTTTAGATAAGTACGAATCGCTTCCCGACGAATCGAAGTACTATAAAGAACAATTAGCAGTAGAAGTTAATCCTTGCTATAAAACGTTTTTGCAATTTTGCGAAGACTATTCATTTAAACGAATCTTAGATAATAAAGAAAGTTGGCATAATTTGTTTTTTATGAAAAGTCTTTATAATAAATTAAATGATATCGCTTCCTGAAGACTTTGTTATACTTAAGTTTTTTGAACTTGGCTTTTATCCGAAGTATAACAAATTTAACAATGTATATCAATGTAGTTGTCCGATATGCAGAGAAGGTCAGTCATTAGGTAAAAAAAGAAGATGTTATTACATACCTAAGAATGATAATATATTTTGTCATAACTGTGGTTGGTCAGGAAAACCTTTTAGATGGATAAAAGAAGTATCAGGTGATACTGATGAAGATGTAATTAAAGAATTAAAAGATCATGTTCCGGACGCTAAAGATATTATTGCTAGAGATGAGGATATTAAACCGAACTTTGAAGTCACTACCTTACCTAAGGACAGTATTAATTTGTCTGATAAGCTTCAGCTTGACTATTATAATAACAGCAATATTGTTACAGCTGTTCAACATTTAATTAAAAAGAGACGTCTCGATACAGCTGTAAATAAGCCTGATGCTTTGTATGTATCGTTAACAGATATGGTTCATAAAAATAGATTAATTATACCGTTTATAAATGAAAATGGCGATATTGAATTCTATCAAACAAGAACTGTATTAGATCGTGACAGTAGAGTAAAGCCTAAGTATCTTGGAAAAGTTAATTCTGAAAAAACTTTGTTTAATATTGATAAAGTTAAAAGTGATCATGATCGGGTATATATTTTCGAAGGACCTGTTAATGCTTTCTTTACTAAGAACTCTGTAGCAGTTGCTGGTATTACCGAAAGAGGTAAATCGTTTACTCAAAGACAGGAAGAGCAACTAAACAACACACTTAAGTGGTATGATAAAACATGGATACTTGACTCGCAATGGGTAGATCAAGCGTCGCTAGTAAAATCTGAGGTATTGTTAAAACAAGGAGAAAGTGTTTTTGTCTGGCCGGAGAAGTTTGGTAAAAGATTCAAAGACTTTAATGATATAGCAATTGCTTGTAAAGTTGATGAGATTAAGTGGGAATTTATACAAAAAAATACCT